GACTTGGGTTCTTAACTGAGCCCACCTTATTTGAAAGGAGCCACGTTGCTACATGAGTCGATATACGGCCAATGGTAAGGTTTACTACGTGTGTCTTGAACGTAAGTACGTTAAGGGTACTCACTGCCAGGAATGGCATGATGAGTACGTCTTGAGGACCACACCATGTGATCCTTCTCGTTCTCCTTCGGCCCCTCCACCTTGCAAGAAGGTGGAACCGAAGAAGAAGAGACGTAAACACGTCAAGCACAAGAAGAAAACCCGAAAATATCACTTACCTACTGGTACCCCCCGTTATAGGGTGGATATCAAGTATGAAATTCCGAACTTCGTTGGTCGCGAGCGTTGGACGAATGATTCTGGTACAGAAGTGTACTATGATCATACGACCTTCGCGGTAGCGCCCAACCCAGATCGGTTCGAAATCACTGGTAAGCGGATTTGGGATCGTACAAATCCTCCGCCTCCGAGATCTTGGCGCGATCTATATCGCGTCTCGGCGACGGGGATTCACGAACTCCCATACATTGATCGTGGTGGTCCACTTAGGATCATTTCGACTCGCTCCGATTGGAACAAGGTAGAGGGTCTCGTCAACCTCATTTCCCATGGTGGGATTGTTAGAAGGTATGACGGTGGCTTCTGCCCAAGTTCGTTCGGGTCTTTCGGTTCCGATGACCTCGATTTTGCAGGTCATTGGAAACTCGAACCCGAAAATACTCTCGGAGATCCTGAACCGTATGGTCCCATCGGCTGGAATATGTTCAAGCCGAAATTAACGAAGTTCGACGCTCCCTTAGCCATTTATGAGCTAAAGGATCTCCCGGGCCAATGGCTGACAACAGCCGGTGGCATGCGTGAGATTTTCCACGGCCTTCCAAAGGCCGTTCGGAATCCGCGTCGTTCAGCTGGTGCAGCTCTGGCAGCAATGCCTCGTGCAGCTTCTGAACACTTCCTCAACCATGTTTTTGGTTGGGTCCCCTTTGTAAACGATCTCACTACCGGTATCGATAGTGTGATGCGACTCAATGAGTATCTGGCGAAACAAATCGCTCAGAATGGTCAATGGGTACATAGGGGTGGGACCATTTCCAAATCAGACGAAGTTATTGCTGAATATGATACGAGTGATAGTGAACACTATCCTCGTATCTATCCAGTGCCGGATGACCGGTTACTTCGTACTGAGACCTATAACGGGACTTGGCACTATGGCCATAGCCACTTTACCTTGAGAAAGATAGAGCGGATATGGTTTAGTGGTCTGTTTCGTTATTGGCTTCCGAGCCTAGCGAAAGATCATGAGAGTTTACCTCACATGATGAACTTGCTCCGAATATTTGGTGCAAGGATTTCGCCTGACTTGATTTGGAAAGCAACTCCGTGGTCTTGGCTAGCAGATTGGACGACGCGTGCGTCCGACCTAATTAACTATTGGGTCGACAAAGCGTCGGAAGATCTGGTAGCAAGATACGCCTACGTGATGCGTGAAGTCACATATGTGAAAACGCACACAGCTACTCTCCATTTGAATACTGGAGAGGATCTGACTATGACTTGGCAGCAAGAAATCACTACCAAGCGTAGAGCGAAGGCGTCTCCTTTCGGTTTTGACCCTGCACTCGGCGAATTGTCGCCGAGGCAACTTGCGATCCTTGCGGCTATCGGGATAACCCGTGTGACGTAGTGATCGTGCTCACGTGAACGTGCGAGCGGCCCCTTGGGGAAGGAGTCCGTCGTTCAGTGGGTCAACCCCCTAATTGATTTAGGAGACCTATCCATGCTAAACGATCCAATCACTATCAACATCTCTGCCGTTGACATTGTTATGCCCCGTACTCGTACGGAGCCTACCAAGTCGGTTTATCGATCTGCAGACGGTTTGCACCGTCTTGTAGTTTCGTATTCCGAAAACAAGGGCAGTACTCGCTATTTGCTTCGCTATGAGGAGGACGCAGTTGCGGCTGACCCCATTAGCGCAGCGAATAAGCAAGTTTCGAGCGCCTTGTACCTCGTCATTGACCAGCCTACCTTCGGCATCGAAGATGCTCGGGTTGCTGCTCAGTGGGCCGGGTTCAAGTCACTGGTAGATGCCACGCTTCTCGGTAAGGTCTTAGGTAACCAAACCTGAGTCCCCGGTCGTAGTTTTCTACGACGCGTGGTAGTTGGTAACGATTGCCCTTAATTGGGTCGTGTCGTTTACCTGGGTGGACGTCTACCCCCGTTAGGAGGAGACGTGAAAAGCCAGCGAGAAATCGCAGGTCTGCTAGGTCTAATGCGGTGCGTCCTTGCGGACGCATACGCAGAGTGCTCAGTTAACCCAGACCCTCGTGACTTTGACTACGTCAAAGCTAGGGTCGAAGATGAAGGATTGTCGTTTTTGACGATAACCCTACCAACCTTTAGTCGTGACTTCGAGAGAAGTCTGGCTAATGGTCAGGTCGACTCAACGCTCTTCCGATCTTTCAGGAAGAACGGAGCAATCCCTGCATTCTTGCAAGGTATGCTCAGTCGCATCTTTGATAGGCGAACAGGAGTATTAGATGATTCCCCCGGATCAATTCCTCGTGATACTGCAACTATTGTTGGGGCTGTACGACAGGTTTGTCGTCTCCTTACAAAGTTACAGGCCACCTGTCTTCCCGAAAGGGAAGATGAGGCAATCCAGGGCTTCTCATCGCTTGAGCAGGCCCTCAGGTCTTCGTCGATCCAAGCAGACTATTTACGCGATTTTGATCGCGTATCTCGCCTGTTGTGGGACGGTATGTTTGTGGATTTCAATCCAGATACACTCCGCCCGTCACATGGACCGGGCACAACTTCCGAGCGTATTTCGGGTAACCAAAAATACAATTGGAAGGTGTGGCACGAACGACTCGAACTTTACTTTCCCTTCTTAGGTTGGTGTCTCCCATTGGGAGCTGCCGACTCGAAGGAGTTCGATAAAGTCCGTTTTGTGCAACCAGATAAAGAATTACCCTCGCGGGTAATCCTGGTTCCGAAGACTATGAAGGCACCGCGAGTCATTGCAGCTGAGCCTTTGCCTGCACAATATGTGCAGCAGGCGGTTCGGTCTTACCTTTACAGGAAGATCCAAACCTCTCGGATGGCTGGAGGTCGTGTAAACTTTACCGACCAAAGTGTCAACCAAGATCTTGCTTTGACGGGTTCTAGTGATGGTTCAGTGGCGACACTGGACCTGTCTGACGCCTCAGATCGAGTTGTACTCGGTCTGGTGCATCACATGCTATCGGGTGCGCCCGACTTGCTCGAGTGTATCCTTGCGTGTAGAACCACGCATTCTATTCTTCCGAATGGCACCACTGTGGGCCCTCTGGAGAAGTTTGCGTCGATGGGATCTGCTCTCTGCTTTCCGATTGAGTCGATGGTATTCTACACTATATGTGTAGCGACTCTGTTGCGAAAGTATGAGCTCCCGTTCGATCGGCCTTCCGTCCTTCGGGTCAGTTGGCTGATTCGCGTCTATGGTGACGATCTTATCGTCCCCAGCGACGCGGCTGAAGCTGTTAGCGATTCCCTGCAGGGATACCTCTGCAAGGTGAATAAACATAAGTCTTTCTGGACTGGTAAGTTCAGAGAGTCTTGTGGTTTGGATGCTTACGCTGGGTTTCGGGTAACCCCCGTTTATCTCAGACGTTTCATCCCGTCTAACAGGCGGCAACACACAGAGATTATCTCCGTCTCTGCCTGTGCTAACCAATTCGCTTCGCGCGGATGGCAGCTAAGTGCAGAGTTCCTCTTCAAGAGGTTGGAGCGTATTTTGGGAAAACTCCCTTACGTTCCAGAGGATAGTCCTGCTGTTGGTCGTATCGTTTTCGACAACTGCAGTCTCGGTCTCCTTTATCGTCTCAACGAAGGTCGAGTACGATGGAACCGTCATCTGCAGCGCGGTGAAGTCCGCGCCTGGGTTGTCGAACCTTCCTATCGCGCTGATAGGATTGAAGGGTACGCAGCTCTATGTAAGAGCTTGCTAAATCTCGCTAGTTCAGATACTCTGGACTATCAGATTAGCGCTCTTCATATTGGTGCTTCCCGTGGACGTCGAGTTCGACTCGGCGAGTCACGTGATCCGCTCCATTTAGAGCGTTCCGCGCGACACGGCGTCGCCACACTCAAACGCCGTGCG